CTTCTTCTTCACCTTCTTCTTCTTCAGTTTCCTCGGTTTCTTCTTCTTCCTCTTCTTTTTCTTCAGCTTCGTTTAACTCAGCTAAAATTTCAGATAAGTCGAAGTCTTCTTCGAGTTCTTCTTCGGCTTCTTCAAGAGCAGCACCAGCAGCTCTAGCAGCGTCTTGGATTTCATCGTCAGTGTCTACTGGGGACATCATGTCAACTTCTTCCATTTCTTTTTTGCTCTTTTTTTCTTCAAGCTCTTCTTCTTCATAGCTTTCCATTTCGTTTAACTTTGCAGCTAACATGGATTGAAGTTTCGGAGTTAAAGCTTCTTCAAGAGCGGCTTTTGCGTTTGCTAACGCAGCTTCGCGGACAGCTTTAGCGTCGGCGATAGCCTCTTTGAATAAGTTTTTGTTACTCATTTTGTTTTTCTCCTTAAATTTGTTTTCGGAAATAAGCTTATTAGAGAAGCTTAATGGGGGTTAATTGATTAACCAAACTACCATGAATAGAAGTGGGTAGCTATTGTAGGCTACCCATAAATATATGTAGATACTAAAAACCGCGAATTATTTCTTCTTTTCGTATAAAGGAAATATACGTTTAAATACTTGATCTCCTAATATAAGTCGATCTTCTTTAACCGTTTTACCTTTTATTATTTTTGGAGTAAATGTCTTAGTTGTTCCTTTATAATCATCAGTAATTATTAATTTATTTCCTTTAATTACCCATTTTCCTTCACCCATTGATGCTTCTCCATCGCTACCTTGTCTAAATAAATTACCATTTTTAAAAAAACCATAATTAATATACTCACCATTAATAGATTCCCAACTATGTATATTTTTACCACCTCCTGGTGCAAAAATAAAATTCCTTAATACTGTTTCAGGTGTTGTAATTGTTTTTTCAATACCTGGTTTTGATTGAGTAGGGGATTGTGCTTTAACATCGTCTCCCCCAAATAAAGAAGCAGCAGTCATTGCTGTTCCTAATGCTATATCTTTCCAACCTTCTTTTAATTGGCGTTCTTGTTGGATTTCATTTAATATGTCAAGTAACTTGATCATAGATTAGCTTATAAGAGATCTAATAGCAGGATAAGCATTAACTATAGCTTCATCTCCTTTAGCTAAAACTTTTAATGATGCTAAAGCCCCTTTAAACCAAGATGCATTTTTTAAACTATCAACAACTTGAGATCCATATCCAACAGCCATACTTGCTACTATAATAGCATAAATTCCTTTTGTTATTGTTTCTAAAGTTTTGGAATCTTTAATAAAAAATCCTAATATTCTTTTAATAGGGGATTGAAATGCTACTTCATTGTCATGGGCCCAATGATAAATTTTTTCAGCAATATCTTCACCTTTTTTCCATTTTAATAACTTAAATAATTTTGCTGAGTATTTTGATATAAATCCTATAACTGCATTTCCTGTTAAAATAGCAGCAATAGTACCAGTAATAAGAGCTTCGTCTAGTTGTTTTGGATCTTTGTTTTTTAATTCATTTCCTATAGCTCCGGCAATTGCATTAGCAGCAGCCATTAATTCAGTATCAAATGCTTTTTCATCAGTATTATCAACTTCTGCTTCAGTGATAATACCAGCTAATTTCTGAAATCGTTTTGCTTCTTGTATTAACATAGTGGACAAACGCCTGTTTGTGAACAAATAATTTCGGTAATTAATTCATTTACTTTGCTATAATCTTTAGTTGAACTAAATTGTTTTGATTCAGCTAATGACATATATGCTTGTGGGGTTGATGGTACAGATACCAAATCCCAACATAATAATTCAAAATCATCTTGTACCTCTACTGTTTCACCAAGTTGACGTACTGAACCCATACCACGAGATGAAATACCAAGTGGGATGCCTGACATTACTAATGCTTTAGCAATATTACCTGATGGGGTAGGTAATAATTGTAATTTACCCATTAAATCATTTCCTTTCCACCACACCTCAGTAATAACGTGAGATGTATTAGCAAGGTTAACAACAGAGGCTTCTGGGTGGTCTAATTCACCTAATGAAGTGCGGGTTTTAATTGGTCCATCAGCGTATTTTTTAACTTCACGCTCTAATATTTCGCGAGGATATACACGACCGTTGCCGTTCTTTTGTTCGGCTTCTTGTAGTTTACCTACTAATTCAACTAAACCAGTTTTAGTACCTTTACCTTCAACTAAGGTAAGTTTAGCTGATTGGAAGGGGGTGTGATCTATTAATAATGATTTACTCATATTATTTATTTTCACCAGTTACGTCTGTTAAATTATCACGACCATCAAATGTTTCATCAATGCCTAAAGCAATATCGTCTGTTTCTTGTTGATTGCTAAGCATTTCAGATAATTCTTCACGAATCATTTCCATTAAATCATCTTTAGATAATGATTTTAATTTTTGAGAAATACCAGCATTTCTGCTAAATATAGATGATGGAACGCTACTTGGAGCTTTAATTAAATAATCTATATTTATTTCTTCTTCATTATCTAATAAAGCATCTACATTCTGTAATAAAGATCCTTTTTTGTATATTCTAAAGTTAGTGATAGTATAAATTTCTCCCATTTTTAATCTTGTTGCATCAGCAGCCTCAGGAAAATCAGGATTAACCATTACTTTATCTCCAACTTTGAAATCACCCTGCATTTCTAAATTTTCTTTAACTACTTTCATTTTTTCACCAGTAGCAGCCATTTTATCAACACCACGAGATGCTTTAGCAACTAATGACATTAATGAAATAGTACCTTCTGGTTTATTGGTTTCTTTAGAAGCTTTATTAGATGATGCTTTTACTTTTTCAACATCTTTAACCGGTTTCATTCCGTTATCTTTGTCAACCAAGCTATCTTCACCTTTAACTGGTCTCATTTTGTCAGAGCCAGGCTTTAATTTACCAATAGTTGGGATTTCAGTCATTTCTTTACCAGCCATCAAAGTAGCAGTATAGTAAATTGGATTCTTCTTTAAATTTTTAATAACAAGCTTAATAGCTTCTTCTTTAGATAATTCGTGATTATGTTCAATTTCATAATCAATACCAATCAATACTTCTTGACCGTTTAAGTTGTCAATTTCTTTAAATTGAGCATACATTGATTTACCGCTAGTATTTTCCCATTTATATTTAGCTTCGCGAATAGGAAATTGATCCATTCCTGTGGTGTATTTGCCTGATTCTTCTTCTTCTGCTTTTTCTATAGCAGCATCAGCAGCAGCAAGAGATTGACGCATTTTTTCTTCATATTCATCTTCAAGTTTCTGGTTGATCATGTTGTCAATTCTTTCATCTTCTTTTGCCTGTGCTTCTTCTTCGTCTCTATAATCCATATAATCATCATAGTCTTCTTCCAAGCCAGCTTTATCTAATTGCTTAATAAGAGTTTCATTTAAGATACCCTTATTTTTAAGGATTTTAACAGCATCACCATATGATGTTACATTAGTTACATACTGAGGCATAGTCATACGTAAATTTCTCATGAAATTTTGTTGTGACATTTTGCCTTCTTTCAAATCAATGTACTGTTGCTTTATACTTTTCATTTTTGTATTGATTTATCGGCCTTGGCCTCTGTATTTTGAAATTTTTTTAGCTTTAGGTCCACGAGATTTAGCGGCTTTACCACCTTTTCTTCTACCGAAGGTTACTTTGCGAGATTCACCTCTTGTTGCTTTTGCCATTATTGATTAAGATTTTTAATTTTATTATTCAATTGATTCATCATTTCAGAAATATTGGCTACAGCACTGTTTGTGCGGTTCCAATACTGAATGCCATCTCCTTCGCTTAGTTCTTGTTTGATGCGAGATGTATATTCAACAATACGATCAATTTCTTGTAATTTACGCTTTACCTCACGAACAGCTTTATGTAATCTTTCAGCTTTAGTTCTATAGGTTACTTCGTTTTTGAATTTAGAGTAAGATACTTCGTTAAGTAATTCTTTCTCGATGATATTGTTTAATGATTCTTTCATAGTATTTTCTTTTACAGCACCAGTATAATACCCACCACCTTTAGAAGCAGAGCTAGGACCGGTGTAGCCGCTAGCAGCAGTATAACCACTAGCAGCACCATATGTAGATGCCTTATCATAGTCACTACGCTCACTCATAGATTTATATTTGCTTAATAAATCTTTTAAAGCATTGAAAAGTTGAGCTCCAGTCATGCCATCAGTTTCAGCGTATAACTTGATAATTTTTTCTATTTCAGATACAGGGACAGAAGCTTCAGCTAATTCTTTTAAAAGCTCATTATATATTTTTACCTTTTTTTTCTTTTTACCAGTAAGAGTTTTATAATCTCTTACCTTAGAATCAGCAGGCATTTCAGTTTCACCTTTAGTTACTTTCCAACCTTCTTTTTCAGCGTATTTTGTAGCGGCATTTTTCTTTTGCCCTTTTTTAGCAAAAGCATATGGTGTCATAATTGGACCAGCACCAACACCAATAGCACCAGTAGCAGAAATTTCTTCTAGCTCTTTGCGTATTAATGATTTTATGTATTCTTTTAAATCCATTATTTTACGGATTTTAATTCATCAATTAATTGGTAAAACTGAAGTAAAGCAATGATATTATCATCCTTTACGCTTTGATTTTTATCAAGTGGTTTTAATAAATTAACTATTTCAGTCAATTTAATTTGAGTCGTTTTATCAACTACTGTTTTGCTTAATGTAGTGATTTGTGATTTAATAGCAACATAGCTATCATTAACAAATTCACGTAATTTAACAGTATTGGAAATATTGTTGATATATTCTTTTAATACAGATTTTTGTGCTGATGACATATCACCATATTTTTCGTTGAATTTTTCGAGCAACATTTTGTAGGCTAAGATACGAGTACCTTTGTCCATTTTAGCATACTCTTCTAACACGCGATCTGTAACATCAGCTTTATTTACCTCTTTACGAGTAATGTGCTCTAGCAATGTTACTTTATTTTCAATAACTTGTGCAGGCTCAACAAATTCTAATGAGTTGTGAGCTTCAATTAAACTATATGCAGCAGCATATTGTGTGTAGTTATTGATTTTTGATTTGAAGAACTCTTCAATATCGTAAGATTCACGGATATCCTTGATTAAATTGTATTTTTCTTTACGTAATGCAGAGCGATTTAAACGTGAAGATATTTCAAGTGTTGCTGTGATTAATGATTCGGCTTTACTTTCAGTTAATGCTTTAGTGTTAGTTAAAGCCTGATATAACTTATGTTCTTTGGTTAACTCAGATTTAGAAAAATATTTCTTTACTAAATTAATAGCAGCTGAATCTTTACCGGATACTGTGTCTGATGCAATTTGGCGCACCAATAATTCAAACAATATACCTGTATTTTTGAATTTGCTATGTTTAATTTTCATATAAAATAGTATGCACTACCTATAAATATGTAGTTATTATACGTCCTTGATATTTTTTTCGTCCAATAGTGTAGATTCCTGTTCAGGTTCAATAGCTAATTCTTTGCGGAATATGCTCATTCCTTCAAATAAGCTTTTATGCTTTTTAGATTCAGCTAATGCTAATGGTGAACCACCTTTAGGTGTACTGCTTCCTTCATCCGGAATATTAGCAGTATATAATGTACCATTTTCAATGCTACCCAATCTATCTTTACCTAATGGGTCTTTTTGTGTACCAATTATAGATGATTTTTCTTCAGGACGACCAACAGGGCGTTTTTCATCATATCCAGGAGGGATAGCACCCGTTTCACCATTACCCATTCTGCCTTTACCATACAATGAAGCAAGATCATGTGGTGTACCATAAGACTTACCAGATCTAGCTGGGTCATTACCTTCGTTCTCAAGCTGAGATAAGCGGAAGGTACGTTTCATATCTTCAAGTACTAAGTCACGATATTCATCATATTGATCTTCGCTAAATTGGAATATATTATCATAAATCCAATCTGAAGGAATTAATTTGGTGTCTTGGATATCTTTAGCTAATGATACTTTTTCTTTCCATAATGCTACTTTCTCTTGTTCGTAGATTACTGATGGTGTAGTTAAATTTAATTCAAAATTATTTAACGAAGCACCGTCATATCCCTGAACGTATAAATGTACTAAGGCTATCTTATATAATTCAGAAAGAATAATGCGTTGAATACGTTCAACTGTGCGAGCAAAGCGAATATCTTCAGCAGCTAATGTAGCTTTACCAGTCAAGTCTTTCTCAAATCCGAAGAATGCTTTAGGTACCTTAAGGGCAGCTAACATTTCATCGCGGAGGAAGTTTACGTCTTCAATAGCATTATATTCTAAACCTTTAGTGGTTTCAATCTTAGTGTTGCTATTAGCGCCACGTTGTGGAATATAGAAATCTTCCATAACATTCATCATGTTGTAACGAAGATTATATTCACCTGTGTTGCGATCAATAAATGGAGTTTTTTGCATTTTTTGCTTCAAACGCTCCATATATCCATCAACTTCATTTGGAGGTAAGTTTCCAATATCAACGTAGAAAATACGTTTTTCTGGGGCACGGGTGATGCGATGTAGCAACATGGCATCTTTCATCAACACATATTGTTTATAAGTTTTACGAGCAGGTTCAATATAAGAACGTCCGTAAGGTAAGTAGTTAGCGTCAGTTAATAGTCTAAAATGCGCTATTTCATAGTTTTCAAACTTAATCTTACCATCTCTATCTTTAACACGTGAATTGATACCACCAGCGGCAATTACCATTGGGTCAATCTTAAAACACACATAAGATGGGTTAGTTGGATCAACACCTTCTTCACGAACCATATCATAAACTGACAATGGTGTTACGCTGTAAATACCAAATTTTTCTGCAATTTCAAGATGTAAATAGAAATCACCATATTTACACATATTGCGAGTCCATAACCATAAGTTAAACTCGATGTTTAAAACATCGTAGAATAAGTTATATAAAATGCGCTGAATATTTTCATCAGCACTTCTAATTTGTAATACCTCTCCAGCTTCATTTTTCAATGTTGATTCATCAGCAACAATATCAAGAGCAGAGGCAACGATTGACTCTGTATCCATTGCTTCATAGTCAGTATATAACTGAATACGAAGTGTTTGATAGTTCATTGTTGGGTTGTATGGCATATTAGCGCCATAGCGGTGCAACTTGGTGAATCTATCAATTAAAGCGTTTGTTTTTACGTTACCGTATGCTTGAATTCTATCAACGTCTACCGTTTTTAACTGATTACCTCCTACATTTCTGATGATAACATCTGTGGAGAATAGGCGTCTTAGTCTACTAAATAAGCCTGTATTTTGTTCAGCCATTTTTGTGTTTTATTATATCAATAAATATTTATCACTTATAACACCCATGTGAAATCTTCAGGGCCATGTGGTGTATCCATCATGTATGGATTTGGTGTTCCACTTGGTAACATTGGTATATTACCAGGTCCACCACCAGTTCTAGATATACCACCTAAAGCCATTCTAGTCATGTCTAATCCTTGTTGATGGAATTTAACACCAGTATCTCTAGTAAATAATCCAATTCCTAAGGCCATAACTAAATCGTCATTATATCCATTTTGGGCTTGAGCTTTACCATTTTGCCAAACGAATACACGTAGTTCTTCGAGTAAACGTTTAGACCTAAAAGTAAATACTCTATCTCGAATATACGCCTCCATTTTGGAGACAACAAGTGGTCTTGTTTTAACTGATGTAGTAAATCCGGGAACTGTTTGTTCACTATCCATTTTAGCCATCCATTTATCTATATGCATTTCACCATAAGCACGAGGTGAATAATATAGATTTTGATAACCCTTTTCTATAATTGTGTTTACTACATCCCATCCTACATTTGCGTTTTCAACAACAAGTAAAGCATTATTCCATTCAGAAGCAACAGAAACAAGCATATTACCATAAGATCGGGTATCGATCTGCGATTTATATTCAGCCACTTGCTCACACGATTCGATATCAATAATATGAAATGCAGAGTAGTCACTACTGTCTCCGCGAGCAACGTCAGCACATACAATATAAGACTTGCTATAATCAGCATATTGCCAAATCCAAAAGTCACCACCCATAAAGCGGCGTTCCACAGGATCTTGGATAAACGTTTGTTCATAAAAAGATAGATTGTCAGGTTCAATTACTGAGTTTCCAGAGCCGAGAAAGTCGCAATCATATTCTTGAGCAAATTCACGTGGTGACATATTTGTACGTTCACGTTGTTCCCATTCAGGATCTACTGGTGCTACACGATCAGGATGTAAATTCCATTTTAATTCAATAGGGTAAAAGTCATTATCGCCTATTACAGCTTCTTTATATGTTTTATGAAACCAGTTACCAATACCGTTTGGAGAGGATAATGCAATGATTCCTCCTCCCGTAGCAATGGTAGGTTTAATACTAGTATAAATGCGGTCAATACCCTCAATAAACGCAGCCTCATCTATTAATAATAAAGATACGGCGTAGGATCGACCTGCATCTGAGGCAGCTGATGTAGCTACAATCTGAGAGTTATTAGCTAATTTTAGTGATAGTTTATTATCTGAAATTGGTTTTTGGTTACCACGTAGCCAGGAAGGTAAGTTATTATACATAAACTGTACCTTTTCAACCATCCCTTTAGCTGTTTCTTGTTTAGTAGCTATACACAACACTGTTTTATCTTTATTAAACAACATTGTCCACAAAGCATACCCTGCTACAAGAGTAGAGATGCCTAACTGACGAGATTTATTTACTATGGAAAAACGGTGCTGTCTAAAATCACTTAATGTTTGTTCCTGAAAGGGATATAGATGAAATAATATTCTTCCTTTTATTGGGTGTGTAATATAACAATATTTTCTAAAGAAATGCACAGGGTCCATAGCGCATTTGATATACTCCTGCTTAATTATTTCTTTAATATCTGCTTGGTTAGCCATATATAACACTATTGGTTATATATAAATATATAAAAGAAGCCCAACCGTTGTGGTTGGGCCTCAGTGCATGGGATTGCAAGGATTATTTTGTAAAATAGAGGTATGTTAAACCCCCAACAATTGCTGTTCCAGTTATCTGAATAAAGCGTAATTTTACTTTAAGTTTCTTATTTTGTTTTTGTAAATCTTTAACCCACAAACCTTGAGCATCGAATTTTTTTACTTCATTAGCAACACGCTCATCACAAAGTACAAGTTGTTGTTTATGACCTGAAATAATGCTGTCTTTTAATGTTATTTTCTTTTCTAATAATGTAACGTTTTCATTACATAATTTTAATTCTGCTTTAGCACTATCTCCGCTAACTAAATCTTTAACAATTTGTTTAGCTACATTAACTGGTAGTTTAATAGTGTCTTGTGTTTGGGCGTTACCAAATAAAGGTAAAAAGGCCAATATAATTAAAAAGTATTTCATTAGTAGTTGTATCTAGCTTTAAAAAATGAATCAACTTGAGTTGGAGTATATTTACCTGATTGTTGACCTACCTC